GCCCGCAGGTGTGCGGCGTACATCTCTCCGAGTGCGAATTCCATACGAGCGAGCCGAGTACCGACGTCGTCATCCGTGAGTTCTTGCGACCAACTTCCACATCCTTCACCGACGACAGATGCCGATGCAGCCAGACCGCCGGCATACTCTTGATACGTCAGATAACCCTTCGGGAATCCGCCGATGTTCACAGCCGGCAACCCGACGAGCGTCGCGCGACTTCGTGTTCCTTGGAGCGGATACTCCCAATGCCCTGAGACGTCACTCGCCTCGAGCGTGTAGATTTGTTCCTTCGTCGCACCAGGTCGAATCATGCCAGCGAACCAGATTCCGTATCGATCTGGACCGATGCGAACATCCGCAACTGCGTGTCCGGTGTTGTCGTAGAACTGGGTTGCTTCGAGAACGCCGATACCGGTCTGACAATGCCCGCCGGCGACGCAAATCACGCCAGTACGGAGACCCCCCGCAGCGGGCGCACGCCCGCGCATGAACCCCTCGAGATCGCCATCGGGCGGATTGACGCACTTGTCTGGGCGCCCGCGAAGACAGATGCCCTGCGGAGTGATGTGTCCGAACACATGACCGTCATCGGTGACTGTCGTCGGACAGCTCCAGAGGCTTCGCTCCGGATCATACCGCAGGCGTACGTCGAGTGTGAAATCGCCGAACTGAGGATTCGCGAACATCCATTCCCGACCAGACCAGTCACCTGCTAGTGCCGAGGCGGCGATGGCACCGGTCGCACTGCGCAATTCGCCGGACGCAGCAACGACACCAAAGCGCTCGCCGTCGACTATGCAGATCGCGGCGGTATCAACGATCGCAAGGTGCCGGACCCTCCCGGAAGTCGTGACATAGAGTGCATCGTCAGCTGCGAACCGGGTAACAACGATCCGCTCTCCGTCTTCATCCGACTCGAGCTCAGGAGGATCGATGTTCGCCTCTTGAACTGCGGCGACTTCGATGAGCTCGCGCTTAACTCGGATCTCGACTTCTTCGCTGTCGAGGCGCAGTGACACGCCGACGGCGCCCTGTTCAAGAACTTCACAAGCTCGGTCGACTAGTGCCTGGAACTCTGGCACATCACTATCTTCGAGGTATCCATCTCCCCAGATCACGCCATTCGATCGCCGCGTGATGCTCTCGATGGCGCCGAGTACAGATCCAGAGTGATCACCATCTTCCGAATCCCAGACAATTGGTATAGGCATTACGCCATCCCAGACGAGTGATCCGGCCTCCAACATCCGACCGTCCCCGGTTGATTCACCTTCGACAGCTAACGGTCCTGCGACGGGTGTCCTTCTCCTGGCGACCATCAGACTTCTCCTAACTCGACCGGGGACACTAGCACTGCGGCGACGACTGGGTCCACCATCTCATCTGGTACGGGCGGCGATGGCCACGAGCAACAGGTAGCGGCGCACCAATCCGTGAATTGCTGTACGAGTAAATGACGACTTGTGGGACTGACAGCGTAAGTATCCCACCAATCAGCCAATTGATCGGCCGCCGGGTGAATTGCAGCTTGGAAGTCGATACCGAGACTCGCAAGGCGATCAACACCGAGAATACTAGGGAGTCGACCGTTTGAAACGGAATCCGGATCAACCTCTAGCGGCGGTTCGACGCCAATGCCATTAAGTCGTCCGAGTCTTGTTCGAGCTGCAGCGCCAACTCGAGAAACGGCGGATCGTGCTGCCATCGATACAGCGGCTCGAAGTGCCTCAGTCGCGCCATCATGAGCAAATGCCGCAGACGCGCGAACTGGCTCATTGCCGGCAACTTCACTAGGGTCGAGCTCTCTGGCGGCACCTGCATTGCTTCCCTTCCGGAGGAGGACGATCCTGTCGAGGTCTTCCTGAGTGGCGGCATCTTCTTCCTGGATGCCAGCGACTCGTCGGACAAATTCAGCATTGACGAGTCCGCGGTCATAGAGGTCCTTGGCGTCAGCGACACTATGTCGGCGGGCGAGGAGTTCAGTAGCGTCCGGGTTCACGTTCACCCGTTGACCGTCGAACTCTTCGGACAGAATCATCTTCAGAGCACGCGCGTAGATTCGTCCAACGAGTTTGGCAATCGGTTCGAGGTGACTCCGATACGTTGACTCTTCGACTTGGAATGCAACGGCTCGGTTCGTAGCAGTCATGCCAAGCAGGATTTCAGGCGCAATCGGGAATCCCCAAGCAAGGCGCTGAATAAGGAAACGCATCTTGTCATCGAGTCGTTCATCGAATCCGTCCGCAGGCGGGCGTGTCCACTGGACTGCACGAGCGCCATTAGAGAGTGCGCCAGTCATCATCTCAAATGGGCCGCGGAGGAGGATCGGAGCTGCGCTAGCCCGACGTGGGTCATGGATTTGCGCATTGATCGCCTCTTCGAGACTGACTTTGAAATCGCCGCCTGGTACCCCGAGATCGAACTCACTCGCAACCGTGAGGATGCCCATCTGCGCGATTCGGCTACGGTTCTGACTATACGCGAGGTCCTGGACCTGCTCAATCTCTTCGAGCACGTCGATGACACCGCGAAGTGGCGGGTCAGCGACTGTCGGCTTGCCGGGGTGGGGCCAAATAGCGCGAAGGTTGAGATCCGCTCCCTCAAGCAATTCCTTCCGGTGATTGTCAACGACACTGACCGGAATCCAGAGTGCCTCTGGATCACCGGCGAACACCGGACCTGCTAGCGCTTCAAATCCAGGCTTGCCGGACAAGATCTCGAGCGCCGCTTCGGTCATCGCGACGTAGTTAAGCTCGCCGGCAACGATCAGGTTGGTCGTGATGTTGATCGTTGATTCGTTGTTGGCGACTTTGAGCATAAGTTCATCGGATTCGACTTGCTCAAGCGTCTTTCCATCAATCGCGACATCCCAGTGGATACGACCGATCTGCTCAGCAATCCAGCCCATAACCGAACGGACTTCGCCGATTGCGCCCTGATTCGCACGAAGGTCAGATGAGTTCGTTTCATCCGGTGCGCCGTAGTACCGCCATGCCTTGGCTTGCCACCCAAGATTGGCAGTGGCGAGTGCACCGCCCTGACCAAGGAGTATTGCTCCTGCTGCACTGACCATCAGACGTCCGCCTCAGAACATTCCACGACAAATCGTATGTCTTCTGCCGCAACGATGGTCGCAGTCCCAAAGAACTTCACAACGTATGGACCATCATTTGCGAGAGGAGTTGGGAACGTGAATGTCCACTCTCCAACGGCCGGATTCTGGAGGTCTGTCTCATCGTATACGGCGATGGATCCGTCTGGGTTGCGAACACGTACTGTGATTGCAGTTGGGTCCGCAGGGTCACCAGCGAGATTCGTGAAATGCCCGGTAACTATCGGCTGGTCACCGACATCGTAAGTTGTTGAGTCACTGGACAGTACCACGCGAGCGGAATCTACCACGAGAACTACGCCTGGGCTACTGATTGACAGTGTGACGTTTGGACTGCTAAGCGACAGAGTGACGTCACCGACCGTCGAATTAACAGTACCACCAGTGACTGTTACGGAGTCAGTGATCCCGATGAGGTCAATGATCTCACGAATTGCGTCCGTTGTTCTCGTGATGTCATCTACGATCCCGACGGTATCGGTGATCGTGACGACGAGTCCTAGGATGATACTTACATCGTCCGTGATTCCGATTGGATCGGTAATCTCGACTGAGAGTCCAGATGCAGTACTTACATCATCCGTGATTCCGATGGCGTCCGTGATCGTGACAGTGATCGTCTTCCCGACGACGACGCTGTCTGTGATGCCAATGACATCCGTGACACCAACGGTAACGCCCTTAGATGTCGTAACACTATCCGTGATGCCGACCAGATCGTCTGGTGGCGCGCGAGCCATGACCAGTGTGCGTTCGACACTGTCAGATACCGCGATCGGGTCAGACGTGTTCACGTCGCCCGCGGAAGAAATATCATCAGTCACGACGTCTGTGATGCCAATAACGTCCGTAATCGTTCGGTCGTACGTCATGGCCCGTGTCACGTCATCAGTGACGCCGATGGAATCCGTGATTGTGACAGTCTTCGAGTTCGTTGCTACGACACTGTCAGTAATCCCGATACCATCTGTGATGGTGACAGTGATGTTCTTGGTTATTGCGACTGTGTCAGTGATGCCGATGATATCAGTGATTGTCCGCTCGGCTACCACCACTCGCGTCGCACTGTCAGTGATTCCAACAAGGTCAGTGACGATCTGGTCGATGGCTTTCGTCGCAGTGACACTGTCCGTGATTCCGATTGGGTCTATAACCGTCGACGAGACACCCTTGGACGGCACAACTGTGTCTGTAATGCCGATGAAATCCGTTACACTCTGGGATGCGCCCTTCGACGACGTAATCGTGTCTGTGATTCCGACCGGATCGGTTTGCGTTTGCGAGATCGCCTTACTTGTCGCGATGGAGTCCGTGATTCCGACAGGATCGGTCTTGGTCGGCGCTACTACCTTGCTCGTCGCGATGCTGTCTGTGATTCCAACAGCGTCAGTTGCGGTTTCAGTGAGGTTATTGCCGGCTGCCGCCGCTGCCCCGTTACGAACGATGATGACCTTGTACGGAAGACCGCGGCCGAGGCGGGCCATAATCGCCTAGATACGAGTCACTGAAATAGTGCCACGGGCGCTGACAGTCGCTGTCGTGTTGACTCGGATTACGAATCCTTCGGCGAGAGCACAATCTGGCTCAGTACTGAGTGCAACACCCTCGATGACGAGACCACCATTAGGCGTAAGAGGAAACTCCAACAGCGGAGTCACGGTTGTCGGTTCGGCCGTCCACAGCGTACCTGACGTGAACCCGGCAGTGAGCACCCGACCGCTACGCTGGCGCGGCGTGGTCGACGTCGAGTTGGTGCCCGGCGAGTTGGTCGCCCAAGTGCAGTAGCAAAGCTCGATGGAAGCCGGAACTTCAGATGCGGTGACACCAATGAAACCGATCCTGAAGCCGACAACCTGCAATCCCGAGTTGGCATGCGCTTTGACACCCAGAAGCGACTTGGCACCAGTTGTCAGAGATCTCGCCCCCTCAGTTGAGCAATCATAGATCGGAGCGGACATGATGTGATCCTCTCATTACCAGTAGTACGATTGATGAACGGGGACGCTTGGCACAACGAAGATGTTACGGAATGTCAAGCTATCTACTGCGGCAGCGATAGGGATTAATGCCATTGTCAGAGTGCGCCAGAAGTCGGCGGCGTTCATAGTGCCTACCGTGACTCCCGTGACGGTTGCGACTATTGGGGCAACCAGGCCAAATGCATCAAACATGGCGTCGCCGCCGGTAGTTGAGGCCACCCGGCCTCCAATGTCCCACCAACCGAGCGCTGGCATCCCTGACGCCCAAGTGTTGTCGTCATCGACCAATACGAATGACATGACGAGCCTCAAGGTGGCGGTGGTGTCGATCGTTGCCGAAGCAGGAGTTGTCGAGGACGTCGGCGCCCCGTTCATAGTAACATCCTCAAACGGGTTACCGGTAGTGACGCAGTCGCGGAACACCCAAATGCGTCCATAACCGCCGACCGTCCCTGACAGCGTCGCCGATGTGGTCGATGTCGGATTTCCATCAGAGCCGGAAGCCCGTTTCCAGAACCAGGCAGTCGACTGGTTGGCATTTGACTCGATCGATGTGCCGAGTAACGTCCAGTTCGTCGGGGTCGAGAATGTCGTCGATCCATTGCACAT